TCAGTGGGTCCAATAGTTTGGGGTGGAAAACTAACAGACAGTTGTTCTAGAACATACTCTAGTTTCCTGTACTGGTGGTCAAGCGTATTGGGGGAGGTTGACATTGCTATGTTCAAAGAAGGCTGGCATCCTAGCTGACTTAGTAAACGAAAGCTCAGGGGCTTTACCTTCATACATCAGACGGTCGCTGGAATCCATCCAGAATTTTTTATCAAGAAACTTGTTCTCGTTTTTAGTTAGGGGTTTCAATACCCATGCCATTGTAGCCCTGCGTAGTTTATCAAGACTAGGTGATGGGTCATGACCTAGCTCTTTACAAACTAGACTGTTACATGCGACGTGGATCTGTTCGTCTCGGCTGATGTCAGCAGAGGTTGTTCGGAGACCAGCGTCACCATTAGCTCTAAAGAAGGGCAGTAGTACGAAGAAAATCGCACGCTCGGCAACCAATGCTTTGGTGATCGTGTGATCAGGATGCGCCTCCCATGCAGCTCTAAGCCTAAGGGCTTCTGCCTCAGCTTCAGGATCCACTCCGAGAGCAGCGGCGACGTAATTGAGAGCCAGGTCGTGCCTCTCCTCGTCTTTGATGTTGGATACAAGCAGTTCGCGCGATAGTGCTGGAACCTCAGATCGAAGAGCTTCGTTGATAAACTCTCCCACTGGTAATTCCATATGTCTAATAGCGAGTGCTCGCCGGATTGTCTCTTCAGAGCCGGGGCGAAGTTTGCCAGCCGTTGTTTGAACTGGCGTCCAAGTTCTTTTACGTTCAAGGAGTTTTTGATAAGGGTTCATTGTTGTTAGTTGGTTTACTCTGCACAACCTATACACCCGATCTCTCCGGTGCTAGGGGTTTCTGCCTTGTAAAACCAGCTCTCTGCAGGTTGTTCGTCATTAATTATCTCCTGCAGATACTCATCTACATCTTCATCTTGAAGTGCAGCGTAAGCATCAGTCTTATCCTGGGTGTCAGGCATCACCTGCAAGCTATAATACAAGGATGTCTGGGGGCTAGCTAGCCACTCTTCAACGAAAGCGTCATCGTAGGTTACAACATCACTCCAAGAGTTAAAGCTGTATCCATGAAGAAGCCCAGTGTTGTCCAGCAATTTCATGATTCCATTGCAGACTTTATAGTAGGCGTCCCAGCCCACTTCACTTGCTATCTCAACTGGACCATACTCATACGTGGTTACACCAAACGTATCAGAATCACGGTCAACTGTCCTAGCAATAGGAGGTGCGATCTCAGGAGCACAAGTGAATCCATTGAGATCTTTGGATCTATAGCTACAGCTAGCAGTAGGTGCAATAGCAAACCCACGATCCATCTTGTTTAGCCTGGCCTCTGTAGCAGCGCTCTGGATGCCCCTTGCCAGGGCTTCCACTAGGAGTAGTGCAGGCGTCTGCTTCAGGCACCCTACAGGCTCTTGTAGGTAGCTCTCAAGGGCATTACCGAAGGCTTCATAGGTCACGCCATAGCGACTCAGCAGATTAGCTAAGCCCAGCATACCTAGACCTACCTGTCGGTCCTCTTCTGGGGCAAGGTATTCGCCGCTTGCCGCAACATTTGTCCTTCGATGGAGCCTACACAGCTCGGACATACCTCGACGGAAAGCCTCTTCGATGTCTTCGATTTCACAGGCACCGAGATTAACGTGCTGCAAGAGGCATGTTCCACGTGTTCGCAGGTAAACCTCAAGACAGACGTTTCCATAGATCCTTCTTCCATGTTGATCAATTTTAGTTTTGTTTAGCCAGACATCACCACTCCTAATTCCATAGAGCAGTGCATCTTTTGTCTCACGGTCTAGTTGTTTCCACCATACATCATTGATGTCAACACACCTCTTCACCCATGGTAGTTGTTCCCGTGAAGCACGGATGAACTCAAGGATGTCAGGATGATTAGCATCAAGGTGGATAACACAAGCACCATTCTTGTAAACACCACCTCTTCGTAGCGTCTCATTCAATGTGGAGTAGATCTTAGCGAAGCTGACAGGGCCAGACGCTGTTAGACCTTTACCATTCTCATCTCCCCTGGGCCTTAGTGCACTCAAATGAACAGCACAACCAGCGCCATAACGTAGAGCGTGACTAACAAAACGCCAGGAAGCTTCGATTCCATTAGGCCCCTCCATACTATCCTCCACAACGAATACTGTGCAGGAGACAGGTAGCCTTCCTTCTGGATGGTCAATCCAGTCTTGCACCCTTCCGGTGCGTGATATAACATCAGGTTTAATCATGGTGGTGGAGTGATTCAAACTTTTTCATTTGTCTTTTTATCTTCAGCTTATAGTAATGGAGCCGTGCATAAACCACAGCTCCTTGTGTCAGTGTCTTTACCCATTCAAGTATTGGGAAGAATAGGATCTCCGCCAATACTACAATGAACACTAAGGTATAGAATACATTCATACCAGATCATCTAGGTTAGGTGGGGCATAGTTTGGTCCCTTCAATACCTTACCATCTGCTCTGGTGATTGGTTTACCATCATAATCTAGCTTGGACAGGTTAGATTCATGGACTCTAGCCAGGGCTTCATCTAGGTTCCATCCTAGATTAGCCGCATATTGATAGCAAACATAGACAAGATCAGCTAGTTCCTTCAGGCATTCACGTCGTGCCGCAACGTTCACTGGCTGCATCTTTGATGCTTCGACTAAGAACTCCCGGAACTCCTCCACTATCAAATCTCTCTGCATATCTCTCTGCTGCTGCGACCAGCTGTTCGCTACATTGAATTTCTGGCGAAACTCGTTCGCCATCTTCATCAGTGGACCGAGTAATGTAGTTAAGTTCATGGGTGAGATAAGAAATAGCTTTACGGAGATCGTCTTCCGCCGGTCCTTTTTTACCAGCACGGAAGACATACTTAATGACGTTACCTAAGTTGAAGTTGAGTTCCCATTCTCGAATTGCGTCAATAGGTTCGAGACTTGATCGGTAGTGAGTGGGGGTGGGCATGGCCAGTTCTTTACTAGGTTCAACATTGAATTGGATAAGCAGAAGTTCTGCTTTTGTAGAGCCATGAAGATAGTAACGATGTCAGCTTTGTCTGCCTTTTCTAGCAGCAGCTCCATCTGTTTTAGCTTGAAGCTCTGTTCTACTGTCAGCTCTGTAATCGGGGCTGGGATTCCAGGGTATTGGTTCCCTTTGTTTGAAGTCATAGTCTTCAGAAGTAAGGATCTTTGCGAGGCGTGCATTAACTAATGCATCTTCCTCTGTGAGACCCTTATCTGTAAAGGCCTCTAACACTGCTGCCCAGGTGTAACCTAAGTTGTCGAATAAAGCTTCAGCTTTTTTCAATCCCATCCCAGGTACACCTGTATATCCATCAGTGTTATCCCCGGCCACAGTCTGAAGCAGGTGCCACTTCCTACCTTCCTCTGGTGTTACCTCAAAGGTTTCGGTGAAGTTATAGTGACGGCCAGGGATCTGCTTCATGTCTTTATCAGGACTAACGATGATACAATCTCCCATACCATCAAGAGTGGCTGCTATCCCTAAGGAGTCGTCAGCTTCTAACATAACCTTATGAACGACGTGGTATCGCTCTTTCAATTCCTCTATACAGCGTTTATATCCACAGGGCTTTTTTCGATTCCGATGACCCTTGTATGCGGGGAAAATTTTCTTCCTAAAATTCTCTGGGCCACTGAAATGTAAAGAAATTCCGGAATGGAACGGGAATTGGTCTTTGATTCGCGTTAAATCGCGTTCTATGTTCCTCATCGCCTCTGAAAAGCGAGAAATAACGACAATTAGGTCTTCACCATAGTCAATCTCGCTTTCTGCCCCTGCACAGGACTTATAGGCGATGTAATCTGCATCAATTAGTAGTTTCATTAGTGTGTTTCTGCCCAGTTTGCTCCAATCGTTGACTCTGCGGCGATTGGTACTCGCAGATTGTAGTACATACCGGCATCCTCGGCGGATAGTTCAAGGAGCGTCGCAAGTTGCTCAGCGTCAGACGGTTTCGCCTCGTACTGTAGTTCATCGTGGATAAATGCAAGTTGGTGTGCTGATTTGGGCAATAGTTGTTGATTGTGAACAATAACCATCCAACGTTTTGCAACTACACCTGCACTGCCCTGCAGGAGATAGTTTAGGGCTTTATGTTCAGACTCAAGAGTGATCCTTCGACCATCAATAAGCTTCACATACCCTCTGTTGGAAGCCACGCGGATACCTGCCAGCAGATCAGAGAGACCGTCGATAGCAGCAACGAAAGCTCCACGAATATCTTTACCACGGTTACGTGCCTCTGTTGCTGATAGTGTTTTATCTAGCGAGTGCCCGATCTTAATGTCTCCGGCACCGTACAGAAAAGCGTACGTGATCGTTTTAACATCCCGTCGAGATACGCCAATTTTGTCTGCGTTGACTTGATGGATGTCGTCTTCGAGCAGTAGTCGTGCAAAACGCCCACCGTCATACCTACTGAGATAGTGAGAAAGAAGACGAAGCTCAATCCCAGCAAGATCTGCTCCCACCATGATATAGGAGTCTCGTGATGTGAAAAGTCGTCGAAATCGTCCATCTGATGGTACTTGGGCTAGGTTGGGTTTACGATGTGCACAACGGTGCGTTTGTGTTGCGACACTACAGTGGTGATGAATCAGGCCGTTCTTTGAGAGCTTCAGCCAGGCATTTACGCCTTCCGTTAGCATCCCTAACTGCTTCTTCAATTCCAGGCATTTTAAGCATTGGAGAGCTACTTCTGATCCGATGTCTTTTAGGACAGCCTCGTCTATTGTAGCCTTCCCTGTGGCTGTCTTCACAGTAGGATTCCAATCGTAAAAGGTCTGAAAGATCCATGCTATGTGATCGCGTGAGGTTGGGTTGAACTGTTTCAGGCGCTGGCTTGTGCATCCAGTATAATAACCTTGCGTTTTGTTATCTCTGCGAGGAGTAAACATTGATCCTCCACAGAAAGGGTGCCGCTCCTGTAGAACTCTTTCAGTTTCTCGAAGTTCGCGTTGGAGAGTAGATGCAAGTTCCCATGCAGCTCTTTCATCAAGCGTCCATCCATAGAGTTCTTGCTCGGTGAGAATGGTTGCAACGTCATGTTCTAACCTCAGATAGTCAGGGAGTGTAGTTTGCGGGTGAAGTGTTGCCATAGTTTGTTTGTAACTTTTGTATCTTGAATACAGTAATCCTCCATCTCTTGTGACCATTCACTCCAGTCAGCAGTCTTACCGTATTCACCTTTGTATTCACCTAGACGATAGCCATAGCTTTCTAGGGAATGCCTCCCATACAGTTGTAGGGGCATGAGAGGCAGGTTACGACGCCTGTCTACAGCGAGCATATCCGCATGAAGAATGCGGCTAGTAACAAGAGTGTCAATGATACTGCCAGAGGGTTCAAACCAGGGGTAACAAATGCGAATAGCTGGAATGTCAAAACCAATAACATTGTGACCAGCAATAACATCCGCATCTTCCAATCGCTGCACACCTCTAACAACTGGCTCTCTAGATCCCTTATCATTGTAGACAAGCGTTTGATCGGCTTCGACATCATGGATAACTAAACAGTGAATAGCATTGAGCTCATGAAGTAATCCGTTGGTTTCAATGTCGAAAATAAGCATTAGCGTCGAATAGGTAGGGCGGGTGATTCGGAAGGCTCTTCAG